CCAGGAATGGTTCAAGGGTTTGCAGAGAAAGTACCAACCTGCGTCTGAGACCACCAGCTCCTATCCTTTCGGAACCGGTATCCCCCGGTCACAATTATCATTGTTCCTGTCGGTTAGCAAGAACCGCACCCACGTAGCTCGCGTGTGGAAGGAACTTAGTCTTGATTTGCTACCCAACAGCTGGATGGTACCAATCATGAAGCAGCTCACAGAGGTGGCCAAGAAGCAAGGGGAGATACTCTGGCCGTCGTTTTGGAAGGACCTGGTCGGTTTTGAGCTCTACTTTGGTGCACCCCCAATTGACGGAGAGAAGTTTCCGGAGCAGATTGAGGAGTGGGTAAACACCGTAAAACCTGAGGACGCCGAAGGCTCGGACAGGCGGCGGGTCACCGACATCGGTATGTCAATGATAAAGAAGACAAAAATTCTCTTCCCTGATCAGATGTCAGTGTCAGAATTTCTTGACAACCCCAGCCGGTGGCTAGCTAACGGAGCAAGCACCGGTTCTAGGTTGCTGGGCAGCAAGGGGACAAAGTTCTCAACCTTCCTGAATAGCACTAAGTCAGAGCTGATGGAGGCCATGTTTTCCAAGGAGGTACCGGGAAACGTCGTGAATCCAAAGCGTGAGCGTGGCAAGAACCGTAACACCGTGTCCAGCGATTGGGACCTGTACGTTCAAATGAAGTGGCTGGCACAGGGAGCGGAGAATGCCATGGAGTCAGTCTTCCCCACCACCTTGTCCACGAAGATCAACTCGATAGACAGATGGGGCGCCTGGCGTAGACGGGTGCGAAACTCGATCGCCGTCCCAATCGACCAGAGTAAATTTGATCACGTCCCATGGATGGATCTGCTGGAAGTCGCAATCCGCTACCTGTGCGACTCAGCTCGCGAGAAGTCACCGCAGCCAGAGCTTCACTCGAGGATCACAGACCTGGTGATCCGAAGGATCAGGGCGGGGTCGGTCAGCTGGGAGGGCAAGACGTGGAAACACGTTCGCGGCCTTCTTTCAGGTTGGGCCTGGACAGCAACGTTAGGTACCCTGATTAACTACGTGGAATTCCTCGGCGTCACTTATGTCACAAAGGGCTCCATGCCGGACCTAAACAGTATGTGTTTTCAGGGGGACGACACGCTGGTGTTCACCAACTCGTGGACCGAGGCTGTCACGCTGGTGGAAAACTACATGCGGCTGTTTCCGGTGAATCCATCCAAGTTCTTCATCTCCGACAAGCGAACTGAGTTCCTACGTCTCGTCGTGACTGAGGAGAATGTCAGTGGGTACCTAGGGAGGGCCATTCCGTCCATTGTGTACGCTAACGCATGGGCCGGAGGGAAGCAGTCGGTGCGTTCCATTGCCTCTTCCTGGTCACTTCTCGTCGGCAGGGGGGCGGATCGCGACGCCGTGCGTGAGCACTGTATACGCGACATCGCCGGCCTGACCCGATCACCCAGACAGCACATCGAGGCGTGTCTGAGGACTCCAAAAGCGTACGGGGGACTCGGTCTGGAATCAGGCCGGGGTAAATGGTTCCGTGTCGTTGAGGAGGACGTCGATGATGCCAAATGGGAGACGAGACGGGTAGCAAAAACTGACCCCGAGCGGGTTCCGGAC